GCAACTATTTGGTCAACGGTTAAACCACCTACTTGAGTGACGTTGTTTTTCGCTTCGTTAATAATCGCAGCAGCAGATTTACCACCTAAAGTAGCAGCATCTAAGTTACCTGCAATGTTAGTACGTACAGTTTGTGTGATTCTATCTACTACAGCAGGACTTACATTATTGGCAACAATATCTCTTTGAAATTCAAATTTCAAATCAGATACTGATTTACCTTCTAATCGAGCCGCATTCACATTCTGTTTAGCAGAAGCAATGATTTGTTCTTTAGTAGAACCATTTAACTGTGCTGCATTCACATTGTTTTTAGCTTCACTTAAAATAGTGGTTAAGTTTTTACCATTAAGTGTAGTAGCATTGATTTCTTTAGCCAGTAACCAAGTAGCGTATTCATCTGGAGTTTTATTACCAAAGCGTTGAGTATTACCTACAGTAGTACTATTTAAACGTTGCATAATGGCTTCGTTGTTACTACCAGTAGCACTTTGGATAGAAGCGTTAATGCGGTTAGTCACGTCTTCCATCATCTGCGGATAAGTTAAGTTATTAAACTTAATCGTATTACCAGATGTACCTTCCAATACCCAGTTCTTAAGTTGTTGAGAGTTACGACCATCCATCAATGTGGTATCGGCTGCTTTCTCATTTTTACCTAATTTACCAGATAAAGCATTATTTAAATCTAGTGTAGTGATTGCACCAATATCAGCAGCAGTTAAGTGGTGTACATTACCACGAGCGTTGATGTGTTCAACAATCATGGGTTTAATGTAGTTATCAATAATCCCTACTACAGATTTAGGTGTAACATAGTAGTCTTCACTACGGTCAGTATATTTAGTAGCAGGTAATGTGCTTAGGTTACGGATATTACCTAAACCAATATCGTTTTTAGTAATACGTCCTACTGCTAAGTTTACTTGGTTAATAATG